GATCTTAATGATAAAAAGTATTCTGGATACGGAGCTAAGAATCCGGTAGTATTATTTGATTATAAGAACGTTGGTCAATCGTCTGTTAAGAAATTATCTGAACAAACGGTAAATAGAGAATATCCTCAAGTTTATAACAATTTATTGTTAAAGGCTAAGGCTAAGAACTATATTAAGAACCCGAGAAATCAAATTAATGCTTTAGCCGGAGTAGCTGTCGGTGCTATAGCAAATCGAAAACGTACTCGCAAACGAGAACGTGATGTAGAATACAATAAAAAATACAATATTAACCCTGTAGGTTTAGAAGGACGATAGGAGGTAATTAATGGCCGGATATGTTGACGAAAAAGTCGCCAAGGTAACCCTGGATAATAAGGGATTTACTAAAAACGCGACTGATACCATCTCTGCTCTTGAAAAGATGAAACAAGCTTTCGCCAAGATCAGTGGCGGTAATGCGTCTAAGAACATTGCTAAAGAGATGAACGCTATCCCTGACGCAATTTCAAAATCAACGTCAAAATCCCAAGGTCTATTATCTCGTCTTAAAGGAATGTTTAGTCGTAGCACCGAAGGAATTAACATGAACGGTGCTGCCAAATCAATTGAGCAGATGAATACTGATGTTGCTAGCAGAACGGCCAAGACATCTGGTATTCTCGCCCGATTGAAGGGTATATTTCAGAAGGCGGATAATCACCAGGGATTTCCCAACTCTGTCAAATCTATTGACAGTCTAAATTCAAAAGCATCTGGTATAAACCTGAACCCACTCACAGGGGCATTTTCTAGAGCAGCAGATTCTGTTAAAGGATCGCTTAATGCAATGGATGTCGCTATGGGTATCGTCATGGGTAATATGTTGCAGAAAGCTATCAGTTTCGGTTCTAAATTCTTTGCAGGACCGGTTGATGGTTTAAACGAGTATAAAGAAAAGCTCGGATCTGTACAAACAATCATGACGAATACTGAGTGGGAAATTCCAGACCAAACCACTCGTATGCGTAAGACTTCTAAAGTATTGGAAGACTTGAACGAATACGCCGACCAAACCATTTACTCATTTAAAGACATGACTAAGAACATCGGTACGTTTACTGCGGCCGGTGTAGGTTTGGAAGATTCTGCAACTGCGATCAAGGGTATTTCCAACTTGGCCGCTGCATCAGGATCAAACACCCAACAAGCATCAATGGCGATGTACCAATTATCTCAAGCATTGGCTTCAGGTAGAGTTGGTCTTCAGGACTGGAACTCTGTAGTTAATGCCGGTATGGGTGGTAAGTTATTCCAAGACCGATTGACTGAAATGGCTGAGAAGATGGGTCATGCTCGTGACATGACTAAATCTTTCCGGGAGTCTTTGAAAGACGGTTGGTTGACTTCTGAAGTCTTGATTGCTACTTTGAAAGATTTCTCAGTTGATAAATCGATGCTTGAAGCAGCGACTCAGATTAAATCATTTGGACAATTGGTAGATACCGTACAAGAAGCTATTGGTTCTGGATGGGCTACTTCTTGGGAATATCTATTTGGTGGATTTGAAGAGGCTAAGGCACTTTGGACAGACGTCGGAAAAATTGTTAATAAGTTCTTTGACGATTCTCAAGGAACTTATCATGACACTGTTCTTGACATGGAGCGTAGTCTAGGTAACTACCGAAATGCCATGTTGAAAACATGGAAAGACATGGGCGGACAAGAAGCGTTCTTTGACTCAATTAAGAATGGCTTTGAATTCGTATTCAAGTCTATGACTAACTTCCGTGATGGTTTCCGTGAATCTATTGGTACATATGAGGACTCGGCTAGACGACTTCTTGGTGTTACCGAAGGGTTCAGAAACTTCACTGAGAACTTGAAGAAGAATGCTGCTATCCAAGAGACGCTGATTTCTCTTGGTAGAATGTTTGGTGCTGTATTTAACACTGTATGGGCGATTGTCCATAAACTATCTCTAGGATTTAATTCGACAGTTGGATCCATGGACGGCGTAATTCTTGTATTCAAGCGAGCTGCTGACGGAATTACTAAATTCCTGAACACAATGCGCCAAAACCATAACATCATGCAAAGCTTTACCAACATTGGTAAAGTGATTGGTAATGTTCTCAGTATTCTTGGAACACTATTCAAAATCGCTGCAGATATCGTAGGACGATTCTTCTCATTGTTTAGTTTCGGAACCAACAGTGGTGGTGGATTGCTTAAATTCACTGATATGTTGGTTAAGATCACCGACGCTATTCGAAAATTTGTAGAAGGCTTGCGAGAGTCTATTCAGAAATTCGGTGTGTTTAAAGGAATTATGACCGCTTTCGGTGGAGCATTCTCAAGTATCGGGCCTAAAATTGCTGATGGATTTAAATCTATTGTAAAAGCATTTCCTAAGACATTCTCCGACAACGGTATATTTGCCAAAATTGGTAGCTCTATCAAGAATGGTATTAAAGCTATTTCTCCTGGAATGAGATCATTCGTAGATAGCTTAGATACTGGCATGTCGAATATTTTATCCGGAGTTAAGAATAACTTTGGTAAAGTAAAAGATGTTCTGGGTAAAGCCTTTGGTAATATTGGCGACGGACTCAAGAATTCTCTCTCATCAGTCAAATCCGGATTGTCCAATATCGTAGGACAAATTGGTGGAACTATCAAATCAGTGTTCTCCGGTATTGCTAACATGGCGAAACAAGGTTATGACTTGTTAAAAGATATTTTCAAGTCGTTCCACGGAGCAGATATTATCCAAGCTTTGATTGGCTTATTTGCATTTGACAAATGGCTTAAGTTCAAGTCAGGAGATAACTCTCTTGTAACCAAATTCTTAGACCGTTTCGAAGGAATGTTTGACAAATTCCTTGATAAAGGTAAAGAGTCTGTTCCTCTCGTTAAGAAGGTATTATCTGACTTCAAAGGCGCTCTAAACGACTTTTCTAAAGGTATTAAAGTAGGTCTCCTTGTCGGTATTTCCGTAGCCTGCTTGATGCTTGCTGTATCATTGGATAAATTGTCTAAGATCGATATGAAAGATCTATCCAAAGCGATGATTGCTATGGGTGCAGCAATGGCGGGAATGATGAAGATAGTCAAGACCCTTGGTGCTATCGATGGTATTCCTAAAGGCGCTGGATTAACGTTAATCGGTATTGCTATAGCAATTCGTATTCTTGCTGGAGCTCTTAAGAAGCTTGAAGGTATGGATATGGATAGTATGGTTAGCGCTATTGCCGGGATTAGATTCGTCATGAATGGTCTAGTCAAATCCATGAAGCGCTTATCCGAAGTTGAGAAAACTTCTAAAGCTGGTATAACCAAGATGATTGCATTTGCTTTTGCTATGCGGATTATTGTTGGTGCACTTGCTAAATTAAAAGGCATGGGCGTTGCTGAAATCGGAGTTGCTATGGTCGGTGTTCGCGCATTAATGCGCACCATGACTGATAGCATGAAAGAACTCGATAAGGTAAGTTATAATAAAGGCGGAGCCACAGCAATGATTGGTTTCGCTATTGCATTGCGTATTATCGTAAGTTCTGTTGCAGCAATTGCCAAACTAGATCCTGAAGGTGCTGTTATTGGTATGGTCGGGGCTGGTGCATTGATGGAAGAACTTTCTAGATGTATGAAGAAAATGAATGGTGTTGTCGTCGGAGGGCGTACATTAGCATCAATGATCGGGTTTGCGATCTCTCTTCGTATTATTGTGATGTCTGTCAAAGCAATTGCCAAGCTTCAACCCGAAGCCGCTCTTCAGGGTATTGTTGCTACTGGAGCTCTTATGGAAGCTCTTGTTTTATGTATGAAACAACTCAACGGAACAGTTGTAGGTGGACGTACATTAGCATCAATGATCGGATTTGCTATATCCTTACGTATTTTAGTAATGTCTGTGAAAGCTATTGCTAAATTACAACCAGAAGCTGCTCTACAAGGATTACTAGGAACTGCTGCCTTAATGGAAGCATTAGTTCTATGTATGAAACAGCTAAATGGAACTGTTGTTGGTGGTAGAACCTTAGCATCAATGATAGGTTTCGCTATATCTGTTAGAATACTTGTATTGGCGGTTCAGAAATTGGCCAAATTACCAATTGATACTATGATTCCAGCAGTAGCTTCTGTTGGTGGTTTGATGGAAGTTATGACCCATTCAATGAAACGAATGGGTAATGTCAAATTCGAAAACAAAATGATAATGTCTATGATAGCGTTCGCTGGATCGGTGTATATCTTAGCATTATCTGTTGAGAAGTTGGCTAAATTCAAGTGGGATGAGTTATTACTAGCAATCGGTACAATCAGCATATTACTTAGTGAAATGCTTATTGTGATGAATGCCTTACAAGGTGTGAAAACCGATTCTAAATCTATTCTTAGCATGATCACCTTTGCTGGATCTGTATTCATATTAGGTAAGTCTGTAGAAGGATTATCAAAACTGAATTTGGATGGTGTATTGTTAGCCCTTGGTACAATCACTACGATTATGGCTGAATTAATAGGCGTCGCTCATCTATTGAAATCCGTAAAAATAGATTATAAGTCTATATTTGCTCTTCTGACATTCACTCTGGCTATATATTCTATTGGTAAAACTGTTGAGAAGCTATCTAAAATCCCATGGCCTAATTTAGCAGCAGCCTGCGCTGGTGTTGGTGCTGTTATTGTGGCATTAGGATTTGCCGCTAAACAAGTTAGTGGAATGTCCGGTAGTATCTCACAAACTTTAGCCACAGCCGCTATATTTGAGCAATTCTCTAGGTTGTTAGGTAATATTGGCGATACGTTGGTTAAAGTAGCGAAAGTACCATGGCAAAGTCTAACCGTGGCTACTGTAGCTATCGGTGTCGTATTAGCGGGATTTGTGTATATTTCCAAAGTAATGACTCAAGTAGATGCCAGTGCTGGAGATATTGCAGCGATTATCGCATTATCAAATGCTGTTAATACAATAGGTAATGCGTTGGCTAAGGTCGCTAATTATCCATGGCAAAGTATTCTTGCTGCCACAGTAGCAATGGGTGCTGCTATGGGCGGACTAGTAATTATGTCCAAGAGTTTAGAAAAAGTAAGTGTGGGCGATGCCGGTAAATTACTTATTCTGTCTGTTGCTCTGATGGCATTAGCTGTCCCAATTGCGTTGTTAGCATCTCTTAACTTAATCGCAGTTGGTATCAGTTTGGGTGCTTTGGCAGGTCACTTGATTCTCTTGATCGGTGCAGCTAAATTAGCCCAAGGTACTGCTAGAGGTATGGCAATATTGTCTAAGACGTTACTGTCATTTGGTGCGTCTTCAATTATGGCCGCTTCATCTATCGCTATTGCCGGTATTGGATTCTTGGCATTCAGTATGGCCATTAAGAATTTGGCAGATACAGCTCCTGCAGCATTCGCTAATATCGTTCAAGGGTTATTGGTATTTGTCGAATCGCTTGTTGAAGCTGGTCCTAGGTTGATGAAGGCCGGTATTGAATTGATTGTTCAATTCGTAGAAGGTCTTGCCCAAGGTATACCTCGAATAATTGCTGCTACCGTACAAATGATATTAGCATTATTGGACGGTTTGGCAAGTAATGCTCATAGACTGGTTGATTCGGGTGTTAAAGTCCTAGTTGAGTTCGCCAAAGGTATTATGGACAATATGGCTATTTTAGTACAGACTGCTGTCGAAATGGCCACTAAATTCATTGAAGAATTTGGTAAAGCTTTAATTAGCGTTAAAGATCGTCTTATTCCAGCGTTGACACAACTATTTAGTATTATTTCCGAGATAGCTTTGAAAGTTATCAAAGAATTGGTAGGCCCAATTATCCAAGGACTCCTTGAGATCATGGAACCTATTATTGAAGTAATTCTACAGGTTATTGAGCGTATCGCACAAGCATTGGCTCCCATCCTTGTACCTTTAATTGATGCTATCAAGACATTGATTCAAGAAGTTTCTAATGTGGTACAAGCTATTGCCGATACTGTTATTGCAATTGTTAATAATCTAGGATCTATTATCAGATCAATAGCAGATGTTATTATTTCCGTAGTCGATCTTATTAAAACGGCAATCGAAGGGTTCGTGACCGTAGTTCAAACCATTGGACAAACCATTCAAGTTATATTCATTAGCATTGCTTCAATTGTTAATTCTGTTATGCAGGGTATCGTTGGAGCAATCAACGCTTTCGCTAATGTTATCCGAGCAGTTGGTGAAGCGCTCAAGAATGTATTTGTAGGAATCGGTCAAGGTATCCAAGCAGCACTACAAGGCGTTGCTTCAGTTGTAGAGTCCATCGGTGGTGCTATTAAAGCTGCATTTGAAGGAATCGGTTCTGCTGCTCGAGGATTAGGAGAAGGTATCCAAGCTGCTTTACAAGGGGTATCGTCTATTGTTGAGTCTGTCGGTTCAGCAGTTAAATCTGCTCTTGAAGGAATTGGTAAAGCATTTGAAGGTGCTGGTAAATTTGCCGAAGGATTCGGTAAAGGTATTGAGCACGTAATGAACGGTGTCTCTAAAATTGTTACATCTGTTGGCGATGCTATTAAAGGCATTATCGAAGCAATCGGTCATGCATTCAAAGATATCGGTACGGGTATCGAGAGAATGGGTAAAGGTATGGGACCTATCGCCTCTAACGGTTTCCAAGCCGCAGGGGCTATCGGGGCTATATCTGCAGCATTACTGGGATTATCAGGCGCCTGTGCTGGTGGTATTGTGCCTAACTTTACCAACGACTTAGACCGACTTGATACAGTAATGTACAAGATGAATGGACGTGGTGATGTCGGTAAGTTGATTCTTGGACTAGGTAATGCACTTAAGACTACAGCATCGTCAGCTCCTAAAGCGGCCGATGCTCTAGAGAAATTCGCATCTTCATCAGAGAAGATCAAATCCTCTGCATCTGGCATGGCTAGCAATATTAAGAGCGTGGCAAACGCGCTTTCTAGTGTGGGACAATCAACAATGGGTGCTGCTCCGGGGATTATGGTTCTCGCCGCGGGTCTTGAGAAAGTAGCAAACACATTATCTCAATTCATAGCTCGTATTACAGCAGTTGGCGCCTCGATGTCTTCTCTAGGAATGATGTTTACAACAACTGGTTCTGCCGTAGCAAACCTTAGTACAGCATTCTCATCTATTTCTAATGGTACAACGGCATTCGGTAATGCTATGAACCAAGCAAGAACTGCTCTTGCGCAATTTGGAGCTAGTGCTGCTGGATCTACTGCATCATTTGCGGTCCTTGGTACTGCTATGACTATGGCAATGACTTTGGTCGTTAATGCTGTTAATAACGGTATGAACCAAGCTCGTGCTGCATTGCAACAAGGCTTTGCTTTGATGGGAGCCGCTGCCGCAACATCTATGACAACTGTCGTTATGGCTGTTAATATGGGAATGATGAGTGTTGTAAATGCTATACATACGAATATGGCTTCCGTATCTACTGTCATATCTACTGGTATGTCTCAAGCGGCAGCCGGTATGGCTAGAGGATTTGCTATGATGGGTGTTAGCGCATCTACATCTATGGCGTTAGTTCGTACGACAGTAATGACTGGTATGATGGGAGTTGTCCAATCTATCCAGAACTCTATGAACCAAGCAGCGACAGCTATGGCTACATCTATGTCTAGAATTGCTCAAGCTATTTCTTCATCTATGTCCCAAATCAATGCTCAAATGAACATGTCTCTAAACATGATGAGAGCGTCGATGCAGATGGCATTTATGACAATGCAGATGACAATCATGACAGCTATGATGCAAATGGCCAACCAAATCCGTAGCTCTAGTGCAATGATGCACGCAACCATGCTCCAACTTGGAACTCAAATGGTGTCTGCTATGCGCATGGCTATGGCGTTGCTTAATGTGACAATCCTAACCGGTATGATGCAAGCTGCAAACGGAGTTCGATCTGCTGCTGGTATAGCTCATGCTGGTGGTGTGTATGTCGGTTCGATGATTTCTCAAGGGGTTGCTGCCGGTATTAGAGCTCACTTGGGTTCTGTTATCGCTGCTACTAATGAGATTGTTGCTCAAGCTGAACGTGCTGCTCGTGCTAAAGCGAAGATTAAATCGCCATCACGGTTATTCGCAGCCAATGTAGGTAAATACATTCCTCAAGGGGTTGCAATGGGTATCGCTAAAGAGATGCCTAAATCGGTTCAGAAGATGGGTAAAACATTTGCTAATGGATTCGCCGATGCAACATCACTCGCTGTCGATCACGCAAGTGGTATGGCTTCTGCTGTAGCTGATGCTGTTAACACTGTTGGAACGTTGCTCGATGATTCGCTTGCCGACATGGACTATCGTCCTACGATCACCCCTGTCGTAGATACTACCAATCTTGACAAACTTCAAAATGGCAACATTCTACGGGGAATCGGCGTCGATGCGACTAATGTTCCACGACCAGCATATTCTGGTGTTCCAAGTTCATTGCAATCAACTAACACAAATGTCTACGACAACTCTAATAAAGAATACTCTATTACTGTTAAAGTGGACAATGGTGGTAAACCTGTTGACGGCAAACAACTTGCTAGAGAAATTCAACAACATATTAAGGACTTTGACGATCAAGCTCGTCGAGGGAAAGGTGAAGAAGTATTATGGTGATGCCTTTAAAGCCTGGATATTTTATGATCAACGGATACAAGTCCGAAGATTATAATGTATTTATCCAAGATCGCCCAGATATAGAAACACCTAAACGAAGAGTGACTTTCGAGTCACCAAATGGCTATGAAGGAGAGTTGGCTTATGACGATGAAGGTTATGAGCCAACCGAATTCGAGCTTAGTTGTTTCTACGACGGACGAAGTCACAATGACTCAGATCGTGATATTTCATTAGCCCGTAATAAAATTAATTTTCTATTTAATAACGGGATTGGGAATTGGATTGATCTAATTCCATATTTCGATCAAAGTCATATTTACAAAGTTATCATGACAGAGATCACATACGAGAACAAATACTTCTATCAAGGTTGTATTTCGTTCAAAGTGAAACTCAAATGTCAGCCGTTTAAATATAATGTTGATAACCAACCACGAGTTGTTACTTCTGGCGAGGTTATTGACAATCCTAATTTATATTTCTCCAGACCAACAGTACAATTCTCTGGAGTTACGGGTAACTTGAAAATTTCTATTGGATCCACTGCTATGACAATCAAGGATATGCAAAACGAGACGATCATCATTGATAGCACTCGATATATTGTATATTCTAAGTCTGGATCCACAATCACAAACAAAAACAACAATACTGTCGGGAAAGAGTTCTTCAAACTATATCCTGGGAATGATCTTCGGACAAACCGGGTATATTTTACAGCCACTAAGGGTACTGCTCCGGCTACGATAACTCTAACCCCTAATTGGAGGGTATTAGTTTGAGACCAATTTTATATGAACAGAACGAACGGGTCTTTGATACTAATGGTATGGGGATCTTATACGACGCCATATCTGCAGAAGTCACTGAAGTTCGTAATGCAGAATTTGAGCTTGAACTAAAATATCCTGTCGGTGGAGAGTGGGCCCAAGCGCTCACTCAAAACCGTTATATTTTGGTTAAGCCAAACGACTATGATGAACCTCACGCATTTCGTATTTACGAGATTGAGAAAGAGGCTGATTCAAACCAAATTACGGTTAAGGGCGTTACTAAGACTGATGAATTGTCTGGTAATATCATTAAACCACTCTCAATTAAATCTGCAACACCGTCTGGGGCTTGGGAACAACTCAAACGTGTCGCGGTGGATCCAATTGAGTACAACTTTATCTCCGATATTCAGACGTCCAAAGACACAAACATGGATATTCGGAATGTTCTTAATGCAATTGCTGGAGAAGAAGGATCATTTATTGATACTTGGGGCGGGGAAATTAAACGTACTAACAATACGATTTATTTATATTCCAAACGTGGTAAAGATCACGTCACAACCATTCGTCCTCGCAAGAATCTTAAGAATGTTAAAGTTAAATCGTCTATGGCTGGTAAATTCACTCGTATTTTACCATACGTGACATTCACTCCTGAGGGTGAAAACGAAGCAGAACAAGTTATTTATGGTGATATTATCAAATCTCCTCACTATGATGACTACTTCGTTAAGCGAATTGTGCCTTTGGATTTGAGTTCTGAATTCAACGACTCTTCAACCCATAAAGAAGGTGAAGAAACTAAGAAGAAAGCTCCAACACCAGCACAAGTTACTGCCAAAGCTCAATCATATTTCACATCTAAAAACAAAGATGCCGATAAACCTGATTTGAGCGTTGAAGTAGAGATGATTCCGCTACAAGATTCCACAGAATGGGATCGACGTATCATTCAAGCGTTGGAGAAGATCCAACTTTGTGATACGGTGGACGTCTATGTGCCTAAGATTGACTGCGACGTAACTGTCAAAGTCCGTAAGATTGTGTATGATGTTCTTCGGGAACGAATCATCAAAATCGAGGCAAGTTCCAGTGGGACTGGTCGAGCTAGTTTAGCTGATCAACAGAAAGCTCAATGGCAAGACTTGACAAACAAGATTGTCAACAATGCTCTCTACGGAGAGAAGGATGGATTGATCCATACAATTCTAACATCTGCCAACAACAAAAACAAAAACTTCTATGGTCCTGACGAACCTCCTCGTGAGAAGGTATCTAAAGGGGACTTATGGTTTAAACAAGTTGGTGGAGAGGGTCAAGTTGAGATGTGGCGTTTCGACGGTGAGAACTGGGTTCTGGTCATCGACGCTAATTTTGAACAGAAGGTTACTGACAAGGTTAACGATGCTATTGAGTCCGCTAAGCGGGATATCAATGCTGACGTACAAACACATATTAACTCTGCTATAGCCGATGCTGAGAAACGCTGGCGACCAGACTTCACACCAATTCAGAATGAGCTTGATGAGAAGCTCAAGAAACTAGATGGTGATATTACGGTTAAAGTCGGTGATATCAAAGACCAACTAGCTGCTGAATTGGAGCGTATCAAACCTGGTAATCCTAACTTACTTGACGGTACTTTAGAGATGAACGGTGGTGGAGGTTTACTTTGGAATGTCGTCCAAGGCGGCGGAGGTATGCAAAACGGGCAACTACTCGGCGCTCGGAATTTTTTAGTGGATGAGATTTCAACATCTCCGAATTCTAATACTTTCTACATGCCGTTTGAAAGTAAGAATTACTCAATCCCATATACGTGGTCGTTCTTTATTAAGAATACTACTGGTATGAGATCTAAATTCAAGGTTACGCCATTTGATCCTGCTACTGATAAAGTAACTGTGGATGGCGTGGATTTAGTTCCAACTGATGGTGAGGCTATATTCGAGTTGCCTGGCGGTACTGAGAAGTATGTGACTGTCACATATCCAAGTATTAGTGGCTCTATACAACTCGCAATTAAGGAAATCGCTAACATCGACGGTGCTAACATATACACATACAAGTGGAAAGTTGAAGAAGGTACTAAAGCTACTGGCTGGGTGCCTAGCGCTAATGACGGAGATCAGAAGTGGAAGAACTACAAATCCACAGTTGATGGTGATTTGGCATCGATGAAACGTCGAATCACTGATACTGACGGTCGAGTTACCACAAATGCTGCCGAGATCCAACATCTTAATACTGGATTGGCTGCTAAAGCCGATCAAGAAACAGTAAACCATCTTGACGGTGCGATTGAATCAGCTAAAGCAGAACTTAATCTAGTTCCAAACAAGATTTCAACTGCTATAAGCCAATACAAGTCAACTGTCGATGGTCAGATCAGCAAAGTTTCAACCTCGATTGAACAGAAAGCTAACGAGATCAAAATCGCTGCACAAAACCTGGAGAAGAAGGTTGATGGGAACGCTGCAAGTACTTCTGCGGAACTGAGGGTTATCAAAGACTCTATTTCCGCTAAGGTATCTCGTACTGATTTGGATACAGTCAGTGGTAAAGTTACTGCCGTTGAGACAAACCTATCCGCAAGGATCGACGGTATTCAAACTTCTGTCGATAAGGCAACAAGAGATGTCGATGGTAAGATCACATCTGCTGTATCGTCCGCCATAACTCAATCCGAGAAAGAAATTGGACTTCGTATCACTGCTACTGAAGCCAAATTAATGTTGGACGAGATTCCTAAACGAGCTAGAGAAGCCGAGATTTATACTGATACCAAATTCAATCTTGTTGACGGTAAGATCCAAACCCAACTTAACAATCGTCTAGTAGACTACGCCCGTACTACCGATATTGCTACTCGTGTTACTCAGGAAGCTGGTAAAATCAAGACCGAATTAACCTCAGTTATTGACAAAAAGATTCCTAAGAAATACGGTAGTCGTAATTTGTTGGCAGGGACAAGTGATTCGCATCACTATGAAGGTAATCCTACTGGATCATATTCTCGAGAAGGCCAAAATGTATTATGGAATAATATCGATGGGTATTACTATATTAATGCTAAAACCTTAAAAGAACTTGGCTATAAAATCGGTGATAGAATTAATATCCAATATAAGGTTAAAGTTAATACTGAAGGTAATACAAAAACTCGTGTAATTCCAGAGATCTACTCAAACTCTGCATACGTACAAGGTGTTGCTTGGAATAATAGTCTTGGATTACCTAGCGAGGTTGACAGTCATAATTTTGACCTCGTTAAATCTAATGATTTTGTTCAAAAAGTAACATTTTTCAATGTTAGTGATAAATCGTTAAGTGGTACCACAAAAATCATGTTCCGTGCAGACACACAAAACGCTCCGGCGGGAACTAAAGTTGACATCGAAATCAAAGATGTCATGATGTGGGCTGGTGACTTATGGACAGACTATGCCCCCGCACAAGATGATATTGACCCAACCAAGAACGAGAAATTCCAAGAAGTCCTACAGACCGTGGATACATACAAACGTACTCTTGGTACTACTCAAAACGGCATCACCACGTCCATCTCCCAACTAATCCAAAACAGTGACGAGATCCGTACGGTTATTACAAATGCATCACAATCGACTGACAACTTGATTGTTGATACCGACACGTTCTTATCCGCAAAATTAAGTAACTTCACTAACGGAGTTGATGGATACACGATATCCACCAGACCTGGAAATTACGGAAGTGCAGAGTACTTCTATTTTTCTAAAGGCAGCTATGATGGAAGATATTCAAACAATTCCGCATTTGTGTCATTACCTCTGGTTATAGACAAAATGGAGGATGGTGATAAGTATACTTTCTATTGTAAATACCACATGGACGCCACAAATGCTTATCGAGGCAATAAAGATATGAATGTCGAATTGCAAATTATCGATAACAACGGAACGCCGGTATATACTAAAGGACTGACAGCTCAACCTGGCTATCAATACCAAACCTATACCAAAGATACATTTGATGTGGTTGGTCAGCATATATTTGATAATGTCAACGGATATAACGGCCGATTCTCATTCCGTATTAAAATGACGGGAGAGGGTCGATTTGGTATTAAGGAAATTATGCTGGTACGTGGAGGTACTGTTGGACGGTACAAACCATCTGGTGGTGTGTCCTCAACTGTCGTATCTCAAAAGAACGATGCCTGGGCATTAAGCCTATCCGGCCCTAAAGATGTCATAACTGCTATCAATGCCGATCGTTCCGGACTACGACTCAAAGGTAAAAGCATTGTGTTGGATGGCGACGTCATTGCGAACGGCACGGCGTTTATCAAAGAGAGTTGGATTGAAGACCTAAACGCTTCTAAGATTACTGCTGGCGAGTTAAATGCGGCTAGAGTAAAAGTCATCAACATTGATGCAAATAACATCGTTACCGGAACTATGAATGCTGCTCGTATAAACGGTGGCGTATTAAGTTCTTTTAATGGTGATGTTAAATTCGACCTAGATGGTTCTAAATTAAACTTCTTTAAAAATGGTTCTATTCAATTCTATTCAGGATCAAATGCTATTTGGCGTCAAACACCAGATGGCGTGCATACCGCATTTGTACATTTTCAAGATACGGTACATGATAGTCTTTATGCTGCTATTGGCGTTACATCATCCTCTGATGGAATAAACTCCATGTCTGGTGGTCGATTCTCTGGTATTCGATGTTTTAGGGCTTCGAAAAATAATAAAGTTAAGAATCCTCAAAATAATAAATTAGGTTCGCATGATCGTTCTGTTGACCAAATAGAAATTTATGGCGATGAAATATGGATCACTGACGATTTCAACCTAGATAGAGGTTTCTATATTCGTACTGACACAATGCCAATTACTGGATCTATAGATTTATGGGCAACCATACGATATTTGACAAATGCAGTTAATGTTTTAGCTAATGCATATGGACATATGCAAAATATTGGGTGGAATCTTAAGAATGAAGATTTCCAAAGATCGGTTAGAAACGATATACGATCAGCAAATAGTATATATCCAAAATTCCAAATGCCAGTATTTTAATAGGAGAATAAATGAACGAAGAACAACTATACAAACGAGCTTTTGAAGAAATGCAAACACTACTTACTCGTGCAGAGAGTGACGTGGCATTAGTTAAGGCTCAAGCTGAATTCTATCTTGAGGAATATAATAAACTTCAAGAAGAACATAAGAAACTTATCGAGGAGAAAGAGGAACTCAGAAAAGAGTACAACTCTCTACTTGATAAGAACTACGAACTTACAGAAGATCTGCGTAAGCTAGAAAGCAAACCAGATATTTCAGATGTAATTAATAACACCACGGAGGAAAATAAATAATGGGTATTTATGGTGAATTCAAAGTAACTAACGTATATCCGCGTTATGGTTCCGATGGAGCTGTCATTGGTACAGTTGTGTCCATCAAGCAAGATAATCCATATTTTGCTGTCATGGACTACATCTTAAACGGTGATCAAACATCGAAAGACCATGATAATCTGTTGCGTCAAATTAAGCGCCAGGAATTCTACACGAATTTCTCAGAATTTGCGCAACAAGAAATTGTTAAGGAGATCGACAATGCGAATACGAAATCCAACAGTAACGCAGAAGCCATCGAAAAGATCAACAAACTGACTCATACGGTTATTCTCAATTCTGTAATGAGCGATGGTGTTAAATACGGTGTTGTCTACAAACAATTTGCAGAACAACTCCCTCTCGCTACGGATGGTAAGAAATTTAACGCGAATGATATTTTCGCTGTTAATGACCCTAGCCATACAGAAGTTGATGGAGAAGGTAAATTGGTTATTGTCCAAGCCAACCGCGAATTCACATACGCTGGTCAACCGGCATCCGAATTCAAAGAAACTGGTTATTTGGGACAAAACGGTATCGCCGTATCTTATCCATATGCTAAGGAGACAACTCCTGCGGCACAATAATCCACAAGGAGGCTTAAATGCGATATTTAGATACGCCTGTGACTATCGTCGACGACGGTACAGATCGCAGCTTAAGTATCAAATTTGCCGAGCCAAGTTCCGGGGATACAGAGGTTATCTCCGGTGTCTTGTTTAGGACATCTCATGATACTTCTGAGGAAATTCAAGCTAAATTTGAACCTACTACTGGGTGTTTAAATCTTGAAATTCCTAATAATTTAATCAATTATACGGGCTACGCTAAAATCGTTGTCCCTAAATCATCATTCTTATCTGAACCAATCACTGTCAAGTTCGATGTATATTCTCCAAAGGATGAAGACGGAGCTGACCGTGGTTATACAGGCGCAGATAAGTACTTATTTGTCCGTGACTTCCATACAAATGGTGAGATCTACGTCGAGGTGGGATCCGATGTAGTTAATACCGATTTTCTACGGAGTGTCATTGACAAAGTTATTGCGAATACTGGACTGACTGGTAAAGATGGGGTTGAAATTGATACTGTCGCTCTCAAGAATGACATTTTCAATCGTGTGATCAAGTCTATTGATACCAATAAGATCCAGAATGATGTTCTTACGGCCGTTACTGCCAAGGTCGATGCAATCAAAGAAGAACAATCAAAATCCGTGCAAAATCAGGACGCTAAGATTCAAGCCGTCGAATCTAAAGTTGCTGGTATTGACGTGGATACAATTAAGACGAATATCTTAAGTGAGTTTACAACTAAAACAGAGCAAATTAAGGCCGAGATTATCAATGCCGTCGATATTCCTCAGCTTAAATTAGATCTGACAGGATTGGTTGAGACTAAATTCACTGCGGAACGTCAAACAATCGTGGATAGTGTGACATCTGCGATTAACACCAAACTCCAATCTGAGGAATTCATCGATCCAATTGTCCAACGGGCTATTGCTGGAGTAGATACTCATGGATATGCCGATACTGTTAAGACAGAATTGACTTCTAAGATTGAGGAAAATACTACTGGCATTTCTGGTATCAACGCCAAACTAGAAGGTATTGAGCAGAAGTTATCTGCTAGTATTTCTGAGGCAATCCTGAAGACACTGAAGGATACTTTGACATCTCAGGATATTACCACCATTCTCAAGAAGGATGACGCTTATGTGACGACTATTTGGAATGATATCAAGACTGCAGGTAAGCTAGACGGATTCCTCAAAGACAGCGATTTGAGAGTTGATGAAGATATTGATGGTAACCGAGTATTATATAAGGGCCCTAATCAACTTATTTCGGTTAGAAAAGACACACCAACAGCTTCTGAAATTAGTGTAATTCGTAAAGATATATCTACTTTTACTGCTCGTGTAAGTTCTGTTGAAGCGATGTTCTCGAAAATCAGATCTAATGCTGGTACTCCTGGACCTAAGGGAGAAACCGGTGAGCGTGGACCTAAGGGAGAAGATGGGCAACCCGGCCCTCAAGGAGAACAAGGTATCCAAGGCCCTCCTGGGCCTCCAGGTCCTAAAGGTGACAAAGGAGAAACTGGCGAGCGTGGCCCTAAAGGTGAAGATGGACAACCAGGCCCTGTTGGACCCGCTGGTCCTGCCGGCCCTCCTGGAGAATCTGCTACTATCGACACAACTAACTTTGCGACTAAGCCAGAACTAAACCAAGTAAAAGGTGATTTGACTGGTTTGAAATCTCAAGTTAGTGATGTTGATGGTCGTGTGACAACTCTTGAAAACAAGCCTGCCCCTACAGTAGAAATCCCATCAGAATACAAGAAACTAAATGACTTGTATGCTATTTTCCCAACTTACGAAAATCTCGTAACCCAAATGACAACAAATATCAAGAACCAACACTTGGCACTTGGTATTGACGCGGTGGTTGATGATAAACTTCGTAATGGTGGAGATCCATTTGTCACTCGTTCATCTATGACTGAGGCTATTAAAGCGGTAAATGGAGGCTCTGGTGGCGGTACTACTATCGTTGCTGGGAACGATGTGGATACAGTCTTTGGTAACGATTATCCTTATGATGGTGATAATATCACAACTCTTAAGGATATCCCAATCGGATCTGTATATGTTGACCGACTTCGTAAGAACGGCGCATTGAAATGGATCAAGACTCAGATGTATGCTGAGAATGCGGATCGTAATCAAGCACGAAATTGTTGGCGTGTGTTATATGGTGATACTGGAAATGTTAAATTACCGATGACAGGTTCTCCTCTAAACGGTGCAATATTGACATTCCGTCGTATCAACTCCACTGTCGAACTCACTTGGGGCGGATTATCATGGGGTTGGTTCGGTATCAAACGAAGAGGAGCTGCTGGATATGCGGATCACCCATCAGACCGTAACAAATTTGTAACCATCATTCCTCAAGGAGGTCTTAAAGAAGGGTTTATCCCTACAGGTTCTAAACTGGGAAATATGACAAACGATAAGGGTATTCCTTACGGTACATTCTACGTTGGCGGTATTACTGATTCTAGACAAGTGCGCTTGCAATTCCTGAACGACGTACCAACAGATCGTGATATTGGAGATATTCGATTTACAACTATGACTTATACCACGGACGATCCGTGGCCAGACCAAATTACTAGATAACGAGGTTAATTTATGTTTAAACTAGAACGCTTCGAAGATGAAGAAGGAACTAAAGTAGCAGTTGTGGATAACAATCCATATTTCCGCTACGAATATCCTTATGTCCTAACAGAAGATATGAAGCAACAAACTGACGAAGAGATTGGTAAATATCTTATCCAAGATCTTCAATATCGTAATGAGCACACTTTGATGTCTACTTTGCTAGATGTCAATTTGCGCTCCCCATTTATTTACGACAACCAATTCGCAACTCTTATCCAATACCTTAAAGAGGGAGAACTTGGCGAATCATATTTCCCAGGATCTCAAATCAAACTTCGTATTCCTAATTATGAAGCTGAGGGTTGGGAAGGTGATTATGCTATGGTTACTGTGAATAAACCACTCACAATTCCTAAAGATACCACAGATATCTACAAACTGTTCTCAGATTACCACAAGAACGGAATTGTAGAAATTTTAAAGTGGCAAGACGTCGTTCATCTCAACCCGAACGACTTTAAGAAAGCAGCAACTGAAGCAGGAGGAAACTAAATATGGCATATACAGCAATTGACGATTCACGCAGTGTAATCAAACACTATGGTAAAAAAGGTATGAAATGGCGTAAAAACCGTGCCGATATCGAGGGACGAGAAATGCAGCCACTAGATGTCGCTACCGACCAGGAACGAAAAGATGACTGGAGAGATCAAACTATGATCAAATCATACAAAGATACTCAAGCTCTTAATGGGCCTGCCGACTATAAGATTCTTGAAAAGATTTACGGTAAAAACAAAGTAACGCCAGAAATTCTTAAGAAATTCCAAAAGAACGCTTACGGTAAATTGATTGATGCTAAAGTAAAATCTAGAACAGACCGTGTAGCAGCATGGAAAGCTCGGGCAAACAAAGTAAACAAGACGTCATCATTGACAACTAAACCACAAATTTAATGGAGGTAACTAAATGGCAGTAAATCCATCCTTAATTCTAGCTTGGATGCTAGCTCGTGAAGGAAAAGTAACATATTCTATGGAACGTCGTACTGGGCCAGACTCATTCGACTGTTCATCATCAATGTACTACGCTGGTGTAGCTGGAGGTATGAGCACTTTACCTTGGCCTTGCTCAACTGAGACAATGCATGATTGGTTGTTGCAAAACGGCTGGGTACTGTTGGCAGAGAATACTGAAGCTGACGTACAAGCTGGTGATATTTTCATCTGGGGTCAAAAAGGATATTCTGCTGGGGCATTTGGTCACACAGGTATTTTCCTAGACTCAGAAGGAACTATTATCCACTGTAACTACGGTTATAATGGTATCACTCGCAACAACCACGATGAGATCTGGGGATATAATGGACAACCATATTTCTACTTCTATCGTTACAACGGTGGATCTCGTGTCCCTAACCCTCCTCAAATTGAGATCGCTGAGAATGCATTCGAGCATGAGTTGAACGTTGGTACGCATTTGCCATCAAGTGAACAACCATATTATGAAGCGACTATCACAGAGGACTACTGGGTCGAAGCTCAACCATTCGCTGGTGCTGAAGAAAAAGAACTATTCAAGAAAGGTTCTCGTGTGCGTGTCTATGAGAAAGTGGACGGATATTCTCGTATCGGTTCGCCTCAATCTGCTCAGTGGATTGATGACAACTATCTAGACGACGCTGAGGATATGGCTGGTAAACTATGAAACTTATAGACGGAGATAAACTAATTCATACCGACAATTCTGAGGATGTTATTGAGCACTTTGGGATAAAAGGAATGAAGTGGGGTGTTCGTAGTCGTCATGCCGATTTACGGGCAAACTACGCATCTTAGTGGCTAATAGAAGCGGGGCCTACATGGCTCCCTTCTTTTTCGCAGAAATTACAGAGGTGATAATGAAAAGATAATTTAAGGAGGGTCATTATCATGACTGAAAAACAACAACTTACACTAAATCAAGAAAACATGATCAAATTAGCTTTGATGTACGAAGATTATGAGTTAGAAAAGATGTTAGGTAAATTAATTGATATTGGATTAGCGCATAGTGCTGTTAATCTATATGTTAAAGATTATTATCTAAATCTTTAT